CCAGGCTTCTGCCAAGAAAATAGTGATGCCCCAGCGGTTTGTTTATCCAGCTGAACCCTCTATCATTCAGCCTTATACCATATCCACCACTGGTTTTCCGAATGCGAAGGGTATAAGTTGTTCCCCCAGGCGTATAAATCAAACTATTTCCCACACCGATATGATTAGTGGTATCCCAATCATCCCACAACTCAACTGTCGCATAATCGGCCTGATTGTCCTTCACATAGACACAAAAGTCTCTATTGCCATTAAACTTGTGCCCATAAACTCTCTCGTTCGTGTTAGGCGTATCTACTATTTCCCAGCAGGAATTAAGAGGCAACTTGTCATCCAGAATAGCGACAAGCTGCCCAGCAGCGTTCGTCATAGTGCCTTCATACCAAGACATGATTAATACTCCAGCCAGATGTCTCCATCTTTCCCATCATAAGGAGATGGAGAATCATCAGAGATAAATATTTGATAACCTACTCCACTACCCAAAGGAATTTCTTTCCAGTTTCCTTTTTCCTTTACATACAATTTATTGTTTTTCTTATCTATCCAAATAGCTCCATTGTCTCCTTCAGCATTCTTCGGTGGCCTATCATAAAGCAACAAAGTATTTTTTAAATCTTTAATATCATGTTTAAGTTGATTGATATTTACAGTCATTTTTCTTTTTCTCTCAATTCAAGTTTGTTCCAATCCAAAAATAATGGGTCATAAACAGATATAGCATACGGCATTATGTGTTGATAAAGAAGGTCAGTATCACACCACACACTAATATTCTTTTCCTGACATCTTCTGAAGAACGATAAATCTTCACCGAGAAGTGATTCCTTATCATAATTTAACATTCTCTCATAATAAGGTGGTTTGATTCTTTCATACACACTTCTGGAAACAGCAAGCCCACCACCACCGCAAACATCTACTTTTATCAAGCCTCGATTTACTTCAAAATCTTTATCAAGATTATAAAGACCTGTTTCTTTATCTAAAGTCCATATAGACGGATAACCGCTATTCTTCAATGGTGTAACACCACCAACAATCTCTCTTCCAGTTTCTAAATCAGCAACAAGCTTTATTAATGTCTCTGGTGGATAAATCTGGTCAGCATCTATCCAGATAAGGCAATCATCACCATGTTCTAAAAATTTTTTAGCTATCTCTTCACGCATGGTTTCAATCAATGTTGCAGAACTCATAATAATGTGTATGTTAAACTTTGTAATAGATTGAGCTATCATAGCTGTCCAAGAGTTAAAGAATAGAAAAGGAATATATGGCCAGGATAAAGGCAGGCCGATTGAAACATTCTTAATTCTTTTCTCTGGAATAGTTATCATAGCTTTACTTAAAATTCGTTAGCATTATCGAAGCCCTGTTTAAATAAAGCAGACGCCGTTATTTTTTACATGCATATTATTCTCCAGTTATCTATATAATCTAACACCTTTTTTTCTATAGAATAAATTTATTCCATTTAAAATAAATTTAGATGAACTTTCTCCAGCTATTCTAAATCTAAATAAGCCACCTGTTAATCCAGCCGACAAAGCCTGTCTCAATAAAAATTTAGCTTCTCCACCACAATAAGTATCTTCACCACAATAAACAACATTTTCACTATCTTCTGGCCAACAATACAAAGGAATAGTATCAGCTAAATGATAGGATAATTCATTAGAAAGATAATTCACACCAAAATAAATATTAATATCTCCTTGTCCATCAACATAGTAGTTTATTTCAGCATAACGCAGTAAATAGATTAATATTGCTAAAGAATATGTTGACCTAACATTGGTAAAAGAAAACCACCCACTTTGAATAATAAAAGGAATAGGCTTCCCATCATCACTTGATTCAGAATCTAATAAATAAATAAAACCATCGCTGCTTCCAGCAATTATTTTAGTTGTCCCATCATCAGTATTTTTATATTCAGCCAAACAGGTTAAGTTATGATTAGGGTAAACAAACTCTGTCCATCCAACATAAACAGGCATATTAAAAAGAGAAATAGGTTGATTAAGATTTAAAAAAGGAACTAATAAAGTTCCAACAAAAATTTTGGGAGCAAGATTAGGAATATTTATTAAAAAATATAGTTGGTTCTTTAACGGATAATAAACTCCTGACCAACAGTCTTTATTACCTTCTTTAATATATCCTTGCTCAATTAATTTAGGAGCAACGGTTTTTGAAATAGGAATTAAATCAGTTCCATCAAAACTATACCACCCATTCTTTGATAAGAAAATCACTTTATCTTCAAGAGTAATTATCTTACCAATATTTCCGACATCATACTTAGAAGTTGTTAACCTTTTTAATTCAAAATCACCATAGATTGTATAGAATTTAGATTCTTTAAAAACAATTAAAACATCCTGCAAAGCAGTTATACCTGTTATTTCTTCTCCATCTCCTCTATCAAAATATTCATAGTTTTCAGCAGGAACAGCATCACCATTACCTATTTTAGAATATACCACTAAAGATTCACCATTAGTTTCAGATGGGCAATTGGCATAAAAAACTCTATCTAAATACATTGTTAAATATTTAGCATCTGGTGGAACAAAATTATCCCACTCTGCTAACATTCCTAAAGAAGCATCAGCAACATTATCTTCATAGTCTGTTGTTTTATTGTCAATAGTAGCTACTAAGTAAAAATCGGTTGGTATTTCACCAGTGTTTAAAGCAAATGTTCTGTAAATTTCTATCTTGTCAACTTGTGGGTCATCAGACGCTGCCACAGAAACTTTTATCTTTTTACCTGAAACATCAATTATCTCTGAAATTTTAGAAGGATTACTTCTAATATTAAAATTATAAGATAAGTAAACATAAACATAAGCATACTTACCAGTAAGGTTTCCACTACCACCTTCTGTAAGAGTTGGAGCATTTTCTGATGGGGTAATACCAACACTATAAACATTCAATTCGCCATCAACATCAGAAATTTTTATGTTGTAATCATTTCCATTAGCACAATAGCAAAAACCTTTGTGTGTTAAAAAAGACATTTTATTTTTAGAATAATTTGTTGTCAGTTGTATCCATTCTGTCCCATCATAAGCCCATAAATTAGTTGTGATTAAATGAGTAATATCATCAACTGTTCTTACATTAGCAAGAACATAATTACCGTTAGATGAATAAAAATTATACACATCCTGAATAGATTTACCTTCGTCTGGAGAAGTTGCTATTAGTTTTGTTATTCCACCCCGTTTTGATAAACCTTTTTGAGGAGTAAGTTCTACATTCTGGGCAATAGTTAAAGCACGAGGGTCAAGCATATTTTCAGTAGAGGATAAGTCTAATCCTAAACTAAAATCGTTAAATGTTTGAAAACCAGAAACATTCATTCTGTTAATACATCCTCATTCTGAAGCTGATTAACCATCAAGAAACTAATTAAGTTTCTTTTATATTTTTCTTCTAAAATTAATAGATATGAAGGAACATTCTCGTCTTTAACTTTTGCCTGTATAACAGTTTCAACAGCCAAATATGGATACATCACATCTGGAATATTTTCAAAAGTTGGTTTAGGTATATATTTAATTCTATAGCAATTGTTAGCAGAAACAGTTGGAGTAGGAACGATTCTTATTTGATTATTCTCAAAGAACCAACCACGCAGATTATTTGTTTCATAATGATTTTCTATGTCAATAGGAATATAATCAAAATTAGTTGTATGATTATCCACAGGAGTTATAGAAATAATTTTAAAACAATCCTCTGGTAAAGGAATATAAGGATTATTTGCTTCAACAGATAAATAAGCAGTCTTGTTGTAAACTGGATATAATAATCCCCACAAATCATTGAAGATAAGAATTAAAGCAATTTCTGTGTAAACATCTATTTCATCGTCTGTCCAATAAGATGCTTGTGGTTCAGCTATTAATGACCTTACATAGTTTCTAAATTCATCTATGGTCATTAGATACTCCAAATTCTGTGCCTTGCATTCCAAGCTGTTTCAACAGCCTGACGAATTAATCCTTCATCTTCTTTTTCATAATCACTTCTAACTTTCTCGTTCGCTTCATCAACCATCCTTAAAATTTGAGAAAGCGGAATCTCGCTTAGATGTTTTCTTCTTTTCAGTGTATAAAGAACCCGCTGGTCTAACGGGTGATAACCAATATCTCTGTCTTTCTCGTCTCTTTTAGCCACAACCATAACAGTCGAACTTTTTCTTTTATAATCTTCATAACTTCTTTCATCTGCTTTAGTATGAGGAACAAGCCACCAACGAATTATCCAACGATGTTTTCTTCCATCCCAAACACAAAAATAATTTTTGTCTATTAATTCTAACTCTCGTTTAAACCAATCAGGAACAATCATTGCTTCTCTCCTTAGGAGAAAAAGGGGAGCGTAGCAATCCGCTCCCCCCATACACAAAAAACATAAAAATTAAGAAGTTATCTTAGTTAGTTTTCCGTGAGCGTTTCTACAATCAGTGCCAAGATTGATGTAAGTCTTGAACCAAGCTTCATAGGAGTCAGAACCAGCCACACCCTTAATTATACCACCATTTTTATCATCCCAGGTCAAAGGCAGCAAAGTATAAAGTTTAATATGATTAGGAGACAGGAAATATACATACCCTTTAGGACATTTAGGATGCACAAAAAATGGAAGTTCAACTGCACCGCCAACATACTTAATAGCTTTCCAACCAGCCGTATAATTAACCGTATCAAGCATTCTTTTTGCCTGTAATGCAGTAAGCAATTTGTTGCGAACAAAAGGAGTGGTAATAACTAAACTCGGTGGGTCTCCAGCAGAAAGAAGTTCCATTGCATCAAGAGCTTCCTGAATAGCAAGCTCACTAAAAGTAGTAGTGGAAGAA